ACACGTAACGCGTCAAGATTATCGTAACCAAATTTCTCTATATATCCAGAGAAGAATGTATCCTGAAAAGCAATGATTGACAATTTGCTTTTTGGATTAAATTCAAGCTTGCTTAAATCAAGTTTGTCAAACAACTTGATTCTAGATAAGCCAGTCTTATCTTGAACCTCTTCAGATTCATCCCTGATACCGTCAGGAAGAATACTTCTTATAATTGATTTATTAAGAGATTCAATTAATATCTTTCTGAATATAGTATAATCTAACTGTGTTATAGCACCTAATTCCGGCCTTTCATAATCAAAGGCTGTATTTATCTCATTAGGCAAGCTACTATCAAGTAGATGTTTAATAACAGTAGCTTCTTCATTTGAAACTTTATGAAGTAGTTCTAACTTTTCTAATAGATTATCTTTAGAAATATCGCAATCTGTATACTTCTTTAACCAGAGAATATACTTTAATGCATCTTCTGTGGATAATCCTGCTCTAGATACTATGTTCAATGGTGTATTTGTAAAATATACTCCATTTACGCACTTTACTTTGGCGAATTCGCCGATTGGTGAGTCTTTACCTTCAAACATATATCCTTTGCTTGGGTTACATTCTACATTTATAGCATTAGATAATGCAATGTAGTTATCTCTTAAAAAGTCTGCTTTTGACCTTTTAATACTTAAGAATCCTGAATCATCTCCAAGGACTCTGTAATATTTGGTTGGGTCAATATCCACACCATATGTCATTCTATAATTCGTTAACATAATAATGTGATGAAGTAAAGCAAATGCTGGGAAGGAACTTAAGAATCCTTGAGGCTGTCCTGATTCGATATGGAATTTCGTATACGAACCATTGTTATGTTTGAATGTCATCTGCATTCTTACGAGCTTTAACCAGCAGCTTATTAGAATATTTGCTCTGTCATCACCGTAGTGATGAAGGACTAATTCCTTAATTACTAACCCTTGCACCTCACTTAACATAGTGTCAGTTGCTTTAGACCAGTCAAGACAATATATATTGTGTGACTTATCCTCTGTAGCGTGTCGAATAAATTCGATACCTTTACTTTGATTGAAAGTGCAATCACAAGTCATTTTCTTTAGTAAATAGGCTATTCTTCTATGATAGAAGTTTAACCTGTCTTGTACGCAGTTATTCGTAATATGAATGATACGTCTTGCAAACTTTTTCTGTTCTATTGAAATAGAAAGTTCCTTAAAACTTGTTACTTTACCAGCAACTTGTTCTCGAAGTTGACCGTATTCTAAATCAAATCCAGTCAGACTATCAAATTGTGGCACATAGTCTTTTGCCCAGTCTTCTTCGTATGCCGACGCCAATAACGCTGGTATAGACTGAGTTTTACCATTCTTCATTTCAAGGTAAAGTCCACAAGAACTAAATGAGTAATTAGGCTCATTAGCTTTATCATAGTTCACATCTGGGAATTTTGCTCTCAGTTGTCTAACAGCATTAACAATATCTCTGTATAATCTAGGGATTTGTGATATTGTCTTTGAACTGTCAGCCAGTCTAGAGATTGTTTTAATGGTTTTGTACATTTCACGTTGTACAGTACCTTCCTCCTGTGCTTTCTGAATAAACGTCTTAAAGTCAGTTATTATTGGTTTTTGAGATAATCTTTCGATAGCCTCTTTCTCTTGACTTAATATTTCTTCTTTATTAGGTCTGATGTCATTGTATATAGCAGATACACTTGCTAATACTCTTAAATACTCATACTTCTGCCCAATATCACAAGTATAGTCTCTTAAAACTCTAATCATTATTGTTATTAGAATTTTATAGATTTTTGGATTAAAGTCACGTTTTGACCAAATAACTTGTTCGTTACAAATAACCTTTATAACACTACCTTCATCGTTGTGCATCAAAGATACACTCGACATGTCTGGGATAACTGATAGTTTTGATATAATTTCAGATATCTCCTCACTTCTTTGTTTACAAGCAGCAACAAAGTCTCTCTTACTTCTTGTACTAATTAACATGTTGTACTTGTTGTGTAAAAGTTTAGCAAATCCTTCTAAACCGACCATAAATTCTTGTTTCTCATTAGAATCATTAATGTTAACTGTCAATCTCCTTATCAAGGCACTGATATCTTCACCAGTTTTGAGAAACTTAAAACTGTGTTGAGAATTTACAGCTTTAGAGTAGGTTGTTGAATCATAGGTAGCCACCAGACTACACCTCCTTGTACGGTATCAAATACTATCGTATTTAACCAGAATTAGTGTAGGAGTAAGAACTACATAACA